TTATTGTCCGGGCTTTGATGGCCACACAGGATTAGTAGGGTTCAGCCCATTTAACGCGTCAATGTAATCCAGCCACTGGTTAAACTCTCCCCTCTCTACATCAGACAGGCGATTGAGGGCCAGCTTACTTGGCCAATGCTTATCTGAAATGAGCTGATTAGCCTCAGAAATTAGCTGGGTACGCACCGCCTCATTAATCATTGCGGTATTGACGGTTATGTCTCCACTATCATTCCATTGCCAAGCATATTGTGGCGCATCAGGTAGTGTTTTTTGGTCAACAATTTTAAAAGCAACTCCAGCCGGCACACATTTCTTAGCGACCTCATTCATATTCGCATCCGGCGAGGCAGGGTAAATAACAAAAACACCGCCGCTCTGTGATTCATGAATAATCACCATTTGCACCCCCTAAAAAAACAGCATTGAAATCAGGTTGGAGTCCTGGCTTTGCCCGTCAATGCGGTCATAGCAGTTAAAGTCGCAGTAATCTGCAGCCGTCTTACTGACCAGAACAAAGTTATCGAACCCTCCATCCGGTGCCGTACCGCCACACGTCCCCACTGCTACATAATCCGCGGAAGGCATGGGAGTTGAGAAAAACAGCTTATATAGCCCAGCGCCATCTCGGCGGATCGATGTAACGTTCAGGGATTTTTGTATTTTAATAACGCCTGCGGATGCCGAAAATCTAACAAATGCACGCGCCAGTCGCAGATCGTCACCAGCGGCAACAGTTCCAGTCGTTGTACCGACGTTTTTTGTGGACGCGTTCCCCAAGCAGAGATATTGGATAACATCAGCAATAGTACCGGCTCCTGCGATATCGCGACCCACCTTTGAAAAATCAGTAAGATCTGCGCGGTCAGCGCCAATGAAATATGGCAGCTTGTTCGCTGTGGTATCCAAACCCGCTAATGCCGTTAGAGTGGCGTCCTTTCCTTGGAAAATCCCCTGTAGTGCGGCGAGTAACTGTGATTGATTCGCCTTATCTGGCGATATTTTTGCCGCTGCGAGGACAGCGAGAAGCTCGGTTTGGATGATATTAAACCAGTCGGCGCCTGGATACGTCGGTGGTACACCGTTTCCACCCTCGGTGAAGTATTGCGGCGTTGTACTGCTGACAGGTTTTACCTGAGGCATTACCGAGACAGCAGAATTATTATCAACAAAATACATTGCTGAAATCCTTATAAATAAAGGTATTCATAGTTGGTTCCGGCCAGACGATATCTGGTCAGAACACACTCAAGATTACGGGCACGCTCAGTAAGTAACGGTGTCATTACGTTATCCATACAGGTAAACCTTCCACCCTGAATATCCTGGACATCGACCTGCAGTAACCAGCGGTAACGTGCTGGATAAAGCGGGTGCATGCAGCTACGCATACAGTGGTGCGGCAAAATTACCTTCACGTGTACGGTAAAACCTAAGGCAGCGGCGACATCCTCTATTTGCCAAGGAGCCAGGCCGCCTTTGCGATGATATTTTTCAACAACGGAGCGACGTCGGTCGTCGAAAGTGATGCCCGTCATCGCACATTCTGGCAGTCCCAGATACCCCTCCCAATCTGATATCAGTTGGAGGGTTGACTCAGGCCGCATCTCTGGCTGTAACGCATCACCATCGGCTTCAGCGCGACTTAAACGCTGGGCTAATGCACGTAAAAGACGGGTTAAATCTGCTGAACGTTCACGTGGCCACGCTTTACCGCGTGGCATGACCTGCTGTAAGGCGTATAGCCAGTCATCTACGCTGTGAGCCATGTGATAGCTCCAATCGTGATGAGTTCTTCTGTTGTTGCAGGGACATCAGCACTAACAGACAGCGTGTAATCTGTTATTCCCGCTGTGGCGCCAATGGCCGTTCGTAAGGATGAGACATGAAGTTTCTGGCCAGGGGATAGCTGTTTCTGAAGCGTAATGAGGCTAGCCTGTACGGCTGAGCGTGTAACGCTGGTATCTGGCGTCAGCTTGATAGACAGCGGTACAGGCTTTAGGGTCAGAGCTACTGACCAGACTTCTATGCCACCTGGCTTCCCGACATACAACCCTGTCGCGGGATCTGGATGACGGAACAGGTAGGCGTCCATCGCCGCCCGATCCGCATCGCTTGGGGTGATATCAGTACGATCATCATAAACCCAGGCCAAACCCACCGTGCCATTGCCGTGCCAGGCATCAAAGCACCAGGCACGGCTAACGCCGGCCATTTCACGCGCCCACAGGACATAGTCATGAACAGCCCCGCCAACGGGTGGATTACGTTTGCGAAACAGTAGACGATCAAGCAGTTCAGCTATGGGTTCAAGGTCGGCTCCACCAGTAATACCAGGGGCTGAGACCATGCCATTGCTGTCAGTACCCGCAATAGGGGAAAGCAGAGTTAATATCTCGCCAGCGGGAATATTTCCGCCTACACCAGTGTCATCGGCCTGGATTTGGACAGTAACGGTACCATTCACTGGCTGTGCTGACGCAATCACACGGTAAATGCTGCCGTTGGCAGTTTGCATTTCAGTATCAACCGGCACTGCATTGTTGCTGCTGAATACAGCTGGCCCGGCAGCAAATGTCGGTTGTTTACGAATAACGCCCTCAGATGCAGCAGTATCAATAATCGTTTGGTCATCTGATTTCGGTGACGGAATTATCTGATCGGCAATCCATCGCTGATGGTCATAGATATCACGAACCTGACTACTGAAAGCAATATTAATGGCATTCTCAACACCAACGGGCGGTAACGCCGGAATATCCATTTCAATCTCAATATCCCTTTGTCCATCAGCAATAATTTTTCGCAGGGTCGGTATATTAAATGGCATTTACTGTAGCCTCCCAACGACGGCTCAACTGAATAGTGAGCTGTGATTTATCGGGGCGAATCAATACCACAATGAAGTTGATACGGTCGAAGGATGCAATACTGGCCACGACGTCTGCTGAACGAGCGTAACCGGCACGCAATAATGGTTGCATGGATAACCGGGCATAATCCTCCACGCGTTGACGAACTGATTCGGTCAGCTTCTCACGCTCTAACAACCAGAGTTTTGAGCCCCACGGAGAATCACTGAACGTATCGCCGGGCCAGCCACGTGGATCACCGGAGCCATCGGGGATTTCATCATCTGCATCAGCCCGAGCATCGGTAAAAAGACAGATAAGGACTAAAGTGACAAGCCCATCGTCAAGCGACAGGCCGTCATGTTGAATGGTGATATCACCGCGTGATAAGAGGTTTTTCCAGGTCAGTCCAATAGTCATAAGGGTTCAGTTGTATCAGCATTGTCGCCATCCTTATGAATATGTTTGGTGAAAGACTTACCGTTAACAGTAATATCATTCGTGAATTCAGCAGGACCGACGCATTGACCCTGTACACGATT